ATTTTTGTGCAGTTGTAGGCACTCTTTACATTTTCAGGTAGGGGGTGCCTATTTTTTATGCAGCCAAAACAGTGCATTGCCATCATCGACAGCATCAAAGCGTATGCAAAGCAGAATCCGACAGAAGCACAGGTCTACGAGGACTGGTTTCAGGCGGTCGTGAATTTGAGGGACGCTCTGTCGCAAGACAAGCGGTTCGATGCCTACAAATACTCTGGTGAGCTGCGCTCTGTCTGTGCAGCCATGATGGGCAAGATGAAAACAGGCGAGGACGTGGCGAAGGTCTATGACATTATCAGCCGGACGTACCTGTTTGAAGCAAAAGATGTGTTCGACAGCTATTGCATCTACCTTGAATGGAATCGTGCGCCGGAGAAGAAGTTCTATCAGCCCAGACGCAGAGTGCTGAAAGTGCTGGCAGATGACCTAGAGGACTTGTTCTATAAGCGGATAGATTTCTTGGGGGTTAGTTTGCCCGCTCGCGTTGGCAAGTCCACGCTGTGCATTTTCTTCATCACATGGCTTATGGGCAACCGCCCGGACGTTGCATCGGTTATGAGCGGACATTCTGACAAGTTGACCAACGGCTTCTACGGCGAAGTTCTGTCTATCATCACTGACCCCGTTACCTATAACTGGGGCAAAATCTTCCCTGACGTTCAGCTTGTGGACAAAAGCGCAAAGGATGAAAGCGTTGACCTGAACCGAAAGAAGCGCTTTCCCACCCTGACTTGTCGCTCTATTGGCGGTACGTTGACTGGTGCTGTTGAAATCGGAGAGGGCGGCGTTCTGTACAGCGATGACTTGATTGAGGACTTGGAGGAAAGCTTGAATGTTGAGCGCCTGAACAACAAGTACGATGCCTACTTAAACCAGTTAAAAGACCGCAAAAAGCAGGGCGCATTGGAGCTGATGGTCGGTACTCGCTGGAACGTGCTTGACCCTCTGGGGCGCATCCAGAACCAGTACGCAGATAATCCAAAGTACAGATTTCGTGTGATTCCCGCTGTGGACGAGAACGGACACAGCAATTTCAATTATGACTACGGCGTGGGATTTGACGATGCCTACTATGCCGACATGAAAGCCAGCATTGACGATGCAACATGGTGGGCAAAGTACATGGGCAAGCCCTATGTGCGTGAAGGTCTGCTGTTCCCTGCCGATGAACTGCGGTATTTCAATGGCGTTTTGCCTGACGGTGAGCCTGATCGGAAGCTCATGGTCATGGATATTGCATGGGGTGGCGGTGACTTCACCGCCTGTCCTATCGCTTATGTGTACGGCGATGCTGTGTTCATCCCTGACCTTGTGTTTAATAACGGCGACAAGACCGTGACCAGACCGGAAGTCGTGGGCAAAATCATCCAGCACAAAATCAACGTGGTGCGTGGCGAAGCCAACAACGGTGGCGACGAATACTGTGACGTTGTAGACAGCCAGCTTCGGCAGCAAGGATATCACTGCTCTGTTCGCAGTCAACGTGCTCCAAGTGGACAAAGCAAGCTGTCAAGAATCATTCAGTATGCACCTGATATCAAACGGTTCTATTTCCTTGACGAAAAACACCAGTCGAAAGAGTACAAGGCGTTCATGGAACAGGTGACGATGTTCACGCAGCTTGGCAAAGTTCCGCACGATGATGCACCGGACAGTCTGGCGCAGCTTTCCGATGAACTGTATAACGGAATCAGTAAAATTGAGCCTGTCAAGAGGCCTTTTTGATTAAAAACACAATATATTGTGTTCGCTGGGTCTATTTATTTGATTTCACTACTTGACAAGGCTTATAATGTACGCAGGAAGTTTTGCAGCTTCCCTTAAGGAATAGCCCGGCGCAGCGAGGTTTTGTCATTTTTACTTGCTTGGGCGTCAATAGGCATATTCCTCCTTTCACCGGTGAAGGCTTTCTCACTCTTTTTCCTTCACCGGGCTTTATATGTTGCGTTTCCAATTGTTTGGGGAATGCCAGTCTGTCTCCCCCACGTCTGGCAAGCAACGGTTCGATTCCGTTACGCAGCACAACCAACTACCTAGCTTTGCATGGACTTATTCTCCAAAACCTCCACCGCTATTCCCGGCTCTCAATGTAATGTTTAGGCATGACATTGCAAAGAGCAGCGGTTAACCAATCAAGCCGGGCTTCTATGTTGCATTAGCTCAGTCAGGCTAGAGCATCCGGCTCATAACCGGGCATACATTGGTTCAAATCCATTATGCAGCACCAAAATTGCAGCTTACCCGTTTACATCTGTCCGACAACTGAATGTAAAGGCTGCAATGGTTTTCTTCGGGCGAAGAATAGCACGGCTGGAAGTGCGAATAGTTTCCCAGTAGCTTCTGACAGGTCTGTGCTCAACAGCCTGTTTCCAGAAATCCAACGAAAGGAGCACAGATGGTAGCAAAAGTCAGATGCAAGCGTCCTCGAAAAGACGCAAACGGCAATCCGTGTGATTGCGGACGTTATCTTGGCGAAGTGGAAGGCAAATTCTCTCTTCTGTGCCCTCTTTGCCATTGGATTACAATTGGAGATTCAAACCTTCCAAAAGATACATGGGTCTCCGTACCAAAGTTTAAAAACTGAATAGCTTTTGAAGCGCAGTTGTAAGCGCAGTGAGATAGACCTTAACAGGTTTGTCTTGCTGCGCTTTTTATTTTGCCGGAAAGGAGGAACACATGGCTGAGTATCAGATGGTCGTTGGTGGATTTTTGAATAATCCGCTGACCGGACGCAGACCGATTGAAACGCCGGAGACGGAAATGAATCGGGCAAACGTGCTGAAAGTGGTCATGGGCAAGGCAGAGCCTATTCATCTGCTGAACAAGAATGAGATTCGTTTCCTGCACAACTACTACTTGGGCAATCAGCCTGTCCTCCACCGCACAAAGGAGTACCACGCTGAAATCACCAATCGCATTGTAGAGAACCATGCCAACGAGTGCGTGGGCTTCTACACCGGCTACATGAGCGGCACACCGTGCTCTTATGTGCGGTCTGAAACGGCAACGGGTGACGGAGAGGAAATCGCCCGGCTGTCTAACGCCTTGCAGTATGAGGGCAAGGACGCGCTTGATCGGCGGCTCTGGCAGTGGATGTTGGAGTGCGGACAGGGATACCGTATTGTTCTTCCTGACAAGGGGTACAACGGCAACTACCCGGACGAAACACCCCTGCTGGTGGACGTTCCAGACCCTGACATGGCGTATGTGATTTACAACTCCGGCATCGGACACAAGCCCATCGCCAACGTGCTGCACATCCCACGCAATTATCAAAACGACTTGAACGACTTGATTTGCGTGTACACGCCAAACCAGTACTTTGAAATCGACAACGGCAAGATCACAAAATCTGAAAGCCATTCTCTGGGGATGCTTCCGATGGTCGAATACAAGCTGAACCCGGAGCGCATGGGTCTGTTTGAACCGGCTATCCCTGTTCTGGATGCCATCAACGACCTAGAAAGCAACCGTCTGGACGGTGTAGCGCAGTTCATCCAGTCCATCATGGTGTTCACAAACTGCCTTGTGGACAAGGATGCTCTCGACCAAGTAAAAGAGCTTGGCGCAATGTGCCTGAAATCTACCTCTGGTCTGCCCGCTTCTGTCTCGCAGATTGCAAACGAGCTTGACCAGCAGCAGAGCCAGACCCTGCTTGATTCCATGTTGAACGTGTATCGTAGTCTGACTGCCATGCCTAGTGCCACTGGCAGCGAGAACGCAACGTCCGACAACGTGGGCGCAGTTATCGTCCGTAACGGATGGAATCACACCGAAGCAAGGGCGCAGCAGTACGAGAATATGTTCAAGTACGCTGAACGCCAGAGCCTGTCTGTGATGCTGAAAATCCTGCGTGATACGGCTGGTTCTAAGCTAATGGCAAGCGACATCAACATCAAACTGCCCCGCCGTCAGTACGATAACCAGCAAAGCAAAGTTCAGATTTTCGCACAGATGATTCAGCAACCGATTGACCCGCAGCTGGCATTTACTACGCCCGGTTTGTTCCCCGACCCGCAGGCTGCTTACGAAATGAGCAAGCCTTTCCTGATTGCCGCTGGCAAGCTTGGCGAGGATGGCAAAGCTCCGAAACCGCAGGAGCAACAGCCTGAACAAGTTGTTGAAGTCAACAAAACATCGGACGAACAGTCTGACAGCATCAATAAAGAAACAGAGGGCGAATAGCCCTTTGCATATTCCGGCAGGGAAGCCGGGATACAAATTTCGCAGCGTTGCAGGGAAGCAACGGTAAAAAAACGCAGGAGGAAATTAACGATATGAAACTCAATGTGTTGCTTGGCGATGCCTACAAAGAGGGCATGACCGCCGATGAAATCATTTCTGCGCTGGAAAAGGTTGCAGACCCTAACGCAGAGGTCGAGAAGCTGCGCAACGCCGTGACGAAAGCCAACGGCGAAGCTGCCGAGTACAAGAAGCAGCTCAAAGCAAAGCGTACCGATGACGAGAATGCCGCACAGGAACAGGCTGATAAGCTGGCAGAAATGCAAAAGCAGATTGAAGCCCTGACTGCCGACAAGGAAAACCTCGTCAAGGAAAAGACCCTTGCATCCTACCGTGAGAAGTTCGTTGCACAGGGTTATGACGCTGAACTGGCTGGCAAGGCTGCATCTGCACTGGCTGACGGTGACATGGACAAAGTGTTTAAGTTCCAGTCGGAATTTATGACCGCTCACGACACCGCATACAAGGCTTCTCTGCTGAAGGATATGCCCACGCCCCCGGGTGCGGATGGTAAGGGCGGCTCTGACAGCGAAGGCGTGGCGTTTGCCAAAAACCTTGCACAGCAGAACGCCAATGCTTCTAAGGCATCGAGTGACGCAATGAGTGCTTTCCATTAACAAGGAGGAAAACATGAAGTTTACCCGAAACGCGGTCAACGGAATCAACGATACCATCCTTGCTTCCAATGACTACACCGCCATCCCCTTTACCGTGACTGAAACTGCTGCGGTTAAGGCTGGCTACCCCATGACCAAAGCTGGCAAAAAGGCAACTTCTGCCACCGCAGACGGCATTCTGCTGTATGACGTTGACCCGGCAGAGAATCCAAACGCTTCCCTGCTGATTCGTGGCGTTATCGACACCAAGAAGGCCGCTGCAAGCTCCGGCTTTACCTATGATTCTGATGCAATCACTGCACTCAAGACCGCCATCCCTGGCATCTTCTGCCGTGACAACATCAGCGTGAACGCTTAATAGGAGGTAAAACAACATGGCACTGAATCTTAAGGAAGTCTTTGCCCCGGCTGCGATTGCCGCCTATTGGACGAATGACCCCACCAATGCGATGCCTTTTGCATCTGACGCACTGTTCCCCGCAAAGAAGAAGGCTGGTCTCGACCTGAAGTGGCTGCGTGGCCACAAGGGCGTTGGCGTGTCCCTGATGCCCAGCGCATTTGACGCAAAGGCTACGTTCCGCACTCGTGAGGGCTTCAAGTTCGATGAGACTGAGATGCCGTTCTTCCGTGAGGGCTACCATCTGGGCGAGAAAGACCGTCAGGAAATCCTGCGTGTTCTGGACAGCAACGACCCTTACGCTCGTGACGTGATGAACCGCCTGTACGATGACACCGCACAGCTTATCACTGGCGCACGTATCGTACCTGAGCGCATGATCTGGCAGCTGCTGGCTCCCGCCAATGGCGTTCCCGGCATCACCATCAAGGCAAACGGCGTGAACTACACCTACAACTACGACCCAGACGGCGGCTGGAAATCCACCAACTTTAAGGATATCAGTGGTGTCGCCAAGTCTAAGTGGTCTGCTGCCACCGCTACCCCCATTGCCGACCTGAACGCCGCAAAGGATGCTGTTCTGGCGAGCGTGGGCGAGGTCGTGACTGAAGTGTACATGAACACCGCTACCTTCCGCAACATGATTGCTGCGGATGAGGTGAAGAACCGGTTCATGACCGTCACCGCAAAGGCAAACGCCGTTCTGCTGGACGCTGAAGCACGGCAGATTATCGAATCTGCAACCGGTCTGAAGATTCATCTGTACGACAAGATGTTCAAGGCAGACCAGTACAGCGCAAGCGAAAAGTATCTGTCTGATGGCATGGTAGTGGTTGCTCCGTCCGGCGCTCTGGGCAGCACGTGGTACGGCACTACTCCTGAGGAAGCCGACCTGCTGTCTGGTCAGTCTGGGGCATCCGTGTCCATCGTGAACACCGGCGTTGCCATTACCACTGAACTGACCGTTCACCCGGTCAACGCCAACGTCTATGCTTCTGAAATCGTCCTGCCGTCCTTTGAGCGCATGGACGCTGTGTACTGCATTAAGGCTTACTAACCTACTAAGGCGAAAGGGGGAAAGCAGCATGGGAGACCAGTATTCCGAAGCGGCAGTCAAGCTGGGGCAGTACATTGCTCCTGCACTTGACCGTGAAGTCACGGACGAGGACTACCCACTCTTCGACCTGCTGCTTGATTTTGCCAAAGACAAGATATTTGCGCAGGGCTACCCCTTCGGCAGCAGACCAGAAGAGTTGCCCTTGCAGTATCAGTCGCTGCAAATACGAATTGCAGCGGAACTGTACAACCACATCGGCGCAAACGGACAGACGAGCTACACCAACAACGGCATTACTCGTGTGTGGGAAAGCTCCGATGTGGCGCAGTCTCTACTAAATGAAGTGGTTCCGAGAGTAGGTGTTATCGGCTGATGTTCAATGGTAGCCCGCTGGACAAACGCCCACTGTGGTATTCGAACCCGGTTGGCGAGAAAACTCCTGTCGTGGATGAATGGGGCAACGAAACCGGCGAGACATCGCAGACGTGGAGTGCCCCCGCAAAACTAATGCTGAACGTCAGCCCGCCTACTGGTTCTGCGGAAGCAAGCCCCTTTGGAGCATTCACGGATTATAGCTACGTTGTCAGTTCGTCCAGCAAAAAGCGCAACACACCGCTTTATGAAGGCACGCACGTCTGGTTTCAGACGGACATTTCAAAGCCCTTCAATTACATTGTGGTCAAGGTCGCAGAGCATATTACAGACACGAAGTATGCGCTGAAAGAGGTGGCTGCAAGTGAAAATTAAAGTGAGGTTGAGCGATGCCGGACTTCGTGATGCGGAACGTCAAATACAGGAGTACAAGACCACCCTGAACAAAAAAGCTAGAGCACTTGCTTTTCGTCTTTCTTGGCTGGGGCTTGAAGTCGCAAAGGTGCGTTTCGCTAATGCAGAATACGCTGGTTCCAATGACGTGAAATGCCATATCAACCAAAAAGACAAGACTTGTACCATCGTTGCAGAGGGCAAAGCAGTTGCTTTTATCGAGTTTGGCACTGGCGCACATCACAACGGATATGGCGGTGAATTACCGCCCGGCGTTGGGGCGCATGGCTCCTACGGTAAAGGGCAAGGCGCAAACCGCAGGTGGTACTACTACGGCGAATCCGGCAATGTCGGCACGCCTGTCAAACAGGTGGATGGCAAAGGCCAGCTGAATTACACCGATGGTAACGAGCCAGCTATGGCTATGTGGGGGGCTGTTGAAGAAATGGCTTCTCAAGTAGAAGCAACGTGGAGGGAGGTTTGGAATAGTTGATTGATTATTTCAATTCCATCTTCACAGCCGTTGCGACAGAACTTCGGAAACAGGTTCCCGGCATCTTTGTTACTGGTGAAATCAACGACAGCAACGTTAAGAAGTTTCCGTGTGTGCAGATAGAGGAAAACAGCAACATCCCAGTTCATCGGGATTCTGCAAACCGAAGCAAGTATGCTGCCGTTTCCCTGCGTGTGCGTGTCTATTCCAACAAAACAAGCGGACGCATTGCAGAAGCCCGCTCTATTGTGAGCATCGTGGATTCTGTATTGGAACCGCTCAATTTCTATCGAAAATCGTTTGCCCCGTTGAATGGGCTGTACAACAATTCCGTCTATCGGATTGATTGCAGCTATGGGGCAACAATCGGAGAGGACGGAATGATTTACCGAAACTAAGGAGGTAAACATTCTATGAGTACTGCTATCTCCGGTCTGAATACCACCCTGTATTGTGGCGACAGCGCAACCGCTCTGACGAAGCTGTGCGACATCAAGGATGTGCCCGATCTGATCTCCGAACCGAACCTTCTGGATGCAACCACTCTGTCTGACCCCATGCAGGTCAACATCTTTGGCATCATCCAGAGTGACACCAAGTCCTTTACTGCCAACTATAACAAGACTGACTACAAGAAAGTCAAGGAAGCTGGCTACGATGAGACTTCCGAGAGCAACACCGTGAAGTATTACGCGCTGAAAATGCAGGACGGCTCCGGCTTTACTTGGCAGGGTATGCATCAGGTTGGCTTGTCCGGCTTTGGTGTGGACGAGGTTGTAGAAATGACCATCAACTGCATCTTCACCAAGAAGCCTGAGTTCAGCGAGACCCTGACTGTCAACGGCGGCTAAACCGCAAAAATCGAATCAATCAAACCGGGCAGAACTGAACAACGGATTTGGTTCTGCCCCTATTTATAAAGGAGAGCATTTATTATGGCTGCTAAGGTTATCAACTTTCATTCCCCCGATGGCAAGAACACTTATGAGCTGACCTTCACTCGTGACAGCGTGGAAGCCACCGAACGTGCAGGCTTTCAGATTGGCCAATACACCCAGATGACCAACCTGCTGTCTAACTCCCGCGCCCTGTTCTACGGCGCGTTTATTGCCCGGAATCGTGGCATCAAGCGTAAAGTCGTGGACGAAATGTTTGCCCACATCGACGAGAAGGAAGAGCTGATGGCTGCGCTGCTTGAGATGTTCATGGACGCTTCCAAGTCTCTTCTGGCAACTGATACTGAGGACAAGACCGCAAAAAACGCAACGTGGGAGATTGTGTAACCGCACAATCTCAGGAAACGGACGGAGAGGAAGAGCCATTCTCTTTCTCTAAGCTGTTCCACGATGTAGAAGCCTATTACATTTCCATCGGCATGACCTACGACCAGTTTTGGTACGGTGATGTCTGGCTGGCGAAGGTCTACCGTGACGCAGAGGAGCTGCGGGAACGCAGAGCCAACACAGAAGCGTGGAGAAACGGCTTTTACATGGCATCTGCGCTTTCCTCTACGGTTGGCAATATGTTCCGAAAGAAAGGGTCTAGACCCATCAGGTACATGGATAGACCGATTCCCCTTACTCAAAAGGAGAAGAAAGAGTATGAATACCAACGTGCTGCGGAAGCACAGGAGCGCATTAAGCGCATGATGTTCTCCATGATGGAGCAAAAGGATGGTGGTAGTGATGGCTGATGTTGATATTACGAGCTTATCCGTAGAAATCTCTGCGGAATCCAGCGGTGCAGAGCTTAATATCGACAAGCTCGCTACCGCTATTTCTAATTTACGGACAAAGGGCAACGTCACAAAAGTTGTGAACAGCCTTGACAAGCTGTCCGCTTCCATTTCTGCGCTGAAACAGGCGTCTGTTGGTCTGTCTGGGCTGGACAACATCACGAATTTTCTGAATGGCATCGGCAACGCAAATTTTTCCGGCAGTGTGAAAAGCATCAACAGCGTTGTCAACGCCATCAAGAAAATCCCTGCTGCCGTGTCCGGCTTGAATGGCGTGGACTTCTACTCCATGTCCGGCAGCATTACTGAACTGACAAACGCAATGGCTCCCCTGTCCATTCTGGACGCTTCCGGGCTGAAGGCGATCGGCAGCGCGGTCAACGCCATCGGGAAAATCCCTGACCTGTCCGAAAAGCTGAAAGCAGCTGACCTCGATGCTTTCTCGGATTCCTGCAATAAAATTTCTACTGCTCTCACTCCCCTTGCTTCGCAGCTTGACAAGGTTGGCAACGCCTTTGCAAAGCTGCCGTCGCAGTTGAGCAAAGTGGTCACACAGGCAAACCGTGTGACAGCTGCTAACGAACGGCAGAAAAAAAGCTATCTCAGCCTGTCTAACCAGATGAGCGGTTTTATGCGAAACATGGCAAAGCTGGTTTCGTTGAAAGCTATCTCTGAGTATCTTGGCAACGCTGTTGCGAAGTTTAATGACTTTTACGAAGCAACAGACCTGTTTCATAACGCTATGGGAAATTTGAGCGGTGAAGCTGATACGCTCATTAGCAAAATGCAGGGCTTACTTGGCGTTGACCCGACCAAAGCGATGACTTACATGGCTACCATTCAGAGCTTAGGTACTTCGTTTGGTCTGACTAGCGACAAGGCATACGTTCTGTCTAAGAACCTGACTCAGCTTGCCTACGATGAAGGTTCCTATTGGAACAAAAACGTTGCTGAAACCTTTACTGCAATGTCATCCGCAATCTCTGGCGAGATTGAGCCTATTCGCCGTTTGGGCGTTGATTTGTCTCAAGCACGGTTACAGCAGGAACTTCTTGCTTTGGGCTTTAACAAGCAGGTTTCCAGCCTGTCCCAGGCAGATAAAGCAGTTCTGCGTTACATTGCTATTATGAAGCAGACCGCTAATGTGCAGGGCAATCTTGCGCAGACCATTCAAAGCCCCGCCAACCAGATCAAGATTCTAAAAGCCCAGCTGGATATGCTGGCAAAGTCTGTTGGCTCTCTGCTCTACCCTGCCCTGAAAGCCATTCTCCCCCCGCTGATTGCCGCTGTTCAGCTCATTCGAGAGTTTGTTGAGTGGGTGGCAAAGCTAATGGGCGTGAAGGTCGTGTTCACTGATTTTACCAAGAGTGCTGACAGCGTTGGCGGTATCGGTGACGCAATGGATGACACGGCAGATTCGACAAAAAAAGCCGCCAAAGCCCTCAAGGACTACACGATGGGCTTTGATGAATTGAACATCATTGACCCCACACAGGGAAGTTCCGGCTCTGGCGGCGGTGCATCTGCTGGCAACATCTTGGGCGATGTAGACCTGTCCGGCTACGATATGTTTAAACAGTACAATGAAGAGTTCGCAAAGCAGATTGACGCCATTAAGCAAAAAATCAAAGATATGCTGCCAATTATCGGCGCTGTTACCGCTGCGCTCGCATTGTGGAAAATCGTCGATTTTCTGACGGATATTGCAACGGCAATTTCCAAAATGACAGATTTGCAAAAGCTGGCTCTCTCGATCGCAACAGTCGTTGTTGAAGCATCGTTAGTGTTCAGCTTTGCGAAGGGCTATGCATCTAGCGGGAATCCTCTCGAACTTTTAGGTGAAGTGGTATCTGCCGCATTTGGCTCTTTTGTTCTTTGGCGCACGATGGGAGCAGATGGCATTACGCTTGGCATGGGCATCGCTTTTGTTGCAAGCCTTGCCGGACTGACTTACGCTCTTGGCACTGGCGAAGCAAATCTTGGCGATGCAAGCACATGGATTCAATCCGCTTTAACTACTGCTTTTGGTTCTATTGCTGGCATTACGTTGCTCACTAATCTTGGAGTAGCCACTGGTACAGCCGCAACACTTTCTATTGGTCTTGCCGGACTTATCACATTTGCGGGAATCACATTCTCTCTTGGCGAAAAGCTGAAAGAATTTCCGGTTCTTGATACCATCATTGCTGCTTTGATGGGAATTTTTGGCGGCGTTGCTGGTGCTGGCGTTGCATTGCTTGTTGGCGCAAGCCTTCCTGTTGCTGGAGCTGTTGCCGCTGCTGGTGTCGGTATTGGCCTTGTTCTTCACTGGGCTGGTATTAAATGGGGCACTAAAGAGAGCGGCGAAAAAACAGATGCTGCCGCAGAAGCCGACATTAAAATGTATTATGTCGAAAATGTTTTTGAGCAGCGCATTGAAGCCATCAAGCAAATTATCGTTACCAAGTGGAATGCGGCCATTGATTTTATGACTTCTCTTCCCGGAAAGGTTGGGAACATCATAAACAGCATTGGCGAGTGGTTCAGCTCTCTTCCTGAAAAAATCGGCTATGCCCTTGGCTTTGCCGTTGGCAAAATCGGGGAGTGGGTCGGAAACATGGTCGTTGCTGTAACAACCGAAGTTCCAAAAATCGTTTCGTCTGTTGTTAAGTTTTTTGAAGAATTGCCTGGAAATATTTGGACTGCAATTCTCAAAGCTCTTGACGTTATTTCTAAATGGCGGGAGCGTATGATAGCTTCCGTTGTTATTGAAATTCCAAAAATCATTTCGTCCATTGTCGGTGAGTTCAAAAAGCTTCCTGACGAATTAAGAAAACTTGGCAAATTCATTTGGGACGGCCTAATCAACGGTCTAAAAGATGCATGGAGTACCGTTACAAATGGTATTAAGAGTTTCACTGATGGTTTTATCAATGGCTTCAAGGAAGCTCTCGGCATTCACTCCCCTTCTACTGTGTTTGCGGGAATTGGTGGTTACATTGTTCAAGGTCTTGCAAACGGTATCACTGCAGCACTTCCTTACGTTGAACAAGCTGTGACCAATCTGGCAAACGTTGTTCAACAGAAGGGCAACGAGATGATTGACTATGGCGCAGACGTTGCAAATGGCTTTGTTGATAACATGGTCAATACGTTCGACGCAAAGTGGAATGAAATCGACAACGGTCTCAAGAGCGACTTCATTGGCACGATTAAGGGCATGATCGATGCGGTCAAGAAAGGTGATATCCAAACCGTCGCCGAAAACACAGCAGCTATCATCTGGAAGGCAATGGGGGAAGAGAACCGAAAACAGGTCAAGTCTTATGCTTCTGACTTGGTTTCCAATCTCACCAGTGCTCTTAAAACCGTTGGTTCCAAAGTATTTTCTTCTGCAAAACTTGTCGGAAAGAACATTTTGGATGGAATTACATCCAAGTTTGGCGAAATCTCCACGCAGGTCGTCGGTCTCGGAAGTAAAATTGCGTCCTCGTTTTCTTCTCTGATCGGACCAATCTCGGCATCCGGCAAGGCGATCAGTATTGGCCTTTCTTCTGGCGTTTTAAGTCAGTTCCCGTCTATCATCGCTGGCATTGCCGGGCTTATCGGTCAAATTGGAGCTGCATTTATGGGCATCTTGCAGACGATCGGCAGCGTCTTGGCTTCTCTCGGGATTCCGACTGGCGTCATCATGATTGCTGGCGGCGTTGCAATTGCAGCAGCCATCGCAGGAATTGTCGGAACGCTTGTTGGAAAGTACGGAACAAGCTCCAGCCCGTCCGTAGACAATAACTACTCGAGCTACCCTGGCACGAGCGATTATGATTCTGCCAATGGCTCCAATACATCTTCCGGTAGCTATTACCCGAGTTCTTCCGCTAGCGGAGCGAGCCCCGAAGAGCTCCGTAGCGCAGTCCACGACGGGTGCTATAACGCATTCCTTGACATCTTCCAGCGGTACGGAGACGAGCTTACCGGAGGGAAAGAGCTCAAGATTTACCTTGATGGTAAGCAAATCACTGCGTCCGTTGAGAAACGGCAGTCTGAGCGTGGGTTCCAGATTATGGGAAACGAAGTTTACAGCTACTAAGGAGGTTTACGTTTTATGCAATCTCTCGTCACAGTAAATGGCAGAGAGCTGCCTGAGCCTTCCTCCTACGACGCTACAACAAGCACTATAGTCGATTCTGGACGAAACGTACAAGGCAAAGTCGTTGGGTCTGTGGTGCGGCACGATGTTGCGAAGATTTCTCTAAAATGGAATTATCTTACCGCAAGACAGTGGGCGGACGTCATCGGGCCGTTCACCACAAACTTTTACTGCACTGTTCGGTTTTATAACCAAGCGACTGCAAGCTACACGACAAGGCAAATGTACGTTTCCGATAGAACCGCTGGGATGTGGAGGCGTTCCCCGTCCAACGGAAACGTTATGGGATGGGTCGGTGCATCCCTTAGCCTGGTTGAAGTTTAAGAGAGGTGATTATTTATGGGCTTTCTGCCTTCCGACAAGTGGCTTGAGCAATACGACAAAACACTTGTTCCGGAGATGTTTGTTCGCATCACTTACCACGTCTCTGACGATAAGGCCCAAGCAGACGCCATTGCCAGCTCTTCCAACCAGGCTTTATTCAGCAACACGTTGTCTGTCACAGACCTGGATTCTGCTTCTTTAGCCAATTATGCCACCGGAGAACCTAATTTGTGGGTCCTTGACGGGAGCAAACTTTTAGTCCCAGGTTCAGAGCCCTACGAGAACGCTGGGTATTTAAGTATGGATTGTGTTTCTGACACAAACCATCCAATTATCACTTTCTCTTTCAGCAAAACACACACTGAAAGAATCCCCGGAATTACAATCGTGTGGTCGTCCGCTTTAAATGAATATGCAAAATCTTTTAAATTGACGGTTTATAACGGCAGCGAGCTTGTTGCAACAAAACAAGTTGACGGCAACCAGTCTGTTGAATCCTCTGTAGATTTTGAGATTTCCGGATATGATTCAATCACTTTGGAAATTTTAGAGTGGTGCATCCAGGGCCGCAGAGCAAGAGTGGAGCAAGTTGAATTTGGTCTGCGTGTCCAATTTAGCAAAGCGGATTTGCTTTCTTATACGCATGAATCAAAACGCGACCCGATTTCTGGGCAGCTTTCCAAAGATTCCGTTTCGTTTTCTGTTGATAACTCCGAACAACGCTGGAACCCGGTAAATCCAGGTGGACTTTATCGGTATCTTTATGAACGTCAGGAGATTTCAGTTCAGTATGGCATGGACATTGGAGATGCGGTCGAATGGATTGACGGAGGAAAGTTCTTTCTTTCTGGATGGACAATCCCAGCAAATGGTATAACAGCATCGTTTGACGCCAGGGATGCTCTATCATTCCTCCAGGATTCTATTTATACCGGGCACACAAGCGGAACGCTTTACCAGATGTGCTTTGATGCATTGGAACTTCTGGATGTTTCCGGGATATCTTACGAAATTTCGGAAGAATTAAAGAACTATTCTTCCGACATTTCCTCCGATGCTTCCTCTTATAAAAACGCAGACGTTCTTCAGCTTGCTGCAAACGCAGCCGGGATGGCTCTTTACCAATCCAGAGATGGGGTCATTCACATTGAACGTGTTCCTCTTGTTCCAGTCACGAGGTCTGGTATTGAGGAAATATCGCTCTTGAATAGCTTTAAATACCCAGAAATAACGTTTTCGACAAAAATAAAAAACGTATTGTGTAAGGTTGGCGGTGAATCCGTTTTTTATCCAGCCGGAGCTAGTGGGAACGGAGCGACCCAAAGCATCAATAATCCGCTTGTATCGAAATCTGTATCTTCTAGCGCAAAAAATGCGTTGACCGAAACATATGCACTTCTTTCTAACAGAAGAAAGGTAAACTTGGAATTTCGTGCAAGCCCTCATATTGATGCGTTGTCTTTTGTTAGAGCAAACCATCAGTTTGGATATGCATCGAACGTTCTCGTTACGGATGCCAAGTATACCTTTAACGGATGTTTTAAAGGTACGATGGAAGGATATATGGTGGAAAGTGCGAGTGCCCTTAGACTTGACAAGGACTCCGTTTTTGTGGCTCCTGGAGAGACCGTTCGTTTAACCGCAACTCTTGTCCCTTCCTCAGAGGATTCCCCAGCAATCGGATGGGAAGCATCTCCTCCCGGCGTTGTTTCCATTTCCGTGGTTTCCAACAAAGGCGGCGTTTCTACTTGCGACATTTCTTTTGTTTCCAGTGGAGATGCCGTAGTCACAGCCTTCGTATCTTCCGTATCTGCAAAGTGTACCGTTATCAGTCAAGCTCCGTCTTTGTCGGATATGCCGGAAGGATCGTCTGTTTACATTCAAGAAAGTGGTGCGGATGTAGAGTTTGTTGTTGCAAAACATGGGTATGAGCCTGGTTTAAATGGTCCCGGAAGAACACTTCTTATCAGGAAAGAACCTCTTGCTGAAACGGTGTGGAACCAGACGCACGTCAATACATACGACGGAAGCTCCATCGACAGGCTGTTGAAGGGAGATTACGCAAACAGATTTAGCGATACCGTCAAGTCCGCAATGGGGCTTACCTCTTTTTATTACACGGTAGGCGGTAGCACTACGGAAATCAGAACGCTGTCTCGCAACGTCTTTCTTCCGTCTATTTATGAAATGTTTGACCCAGAAGACAAAAACGCAGATGTTTATGTAAATGGGAGTAACCCATTTTTCAAAAAAGAAGGTTCTGTACTACCAAAGCAAACCCGAAATGTTTTTGTTCAGTCTTATGATGATTCCGCCAATCGTCTTATCCGCAGATGGTCACGTTCCCCTGCATGGCGAGATTTTGATGGAAACCATATCGTGGGCCAACTCGTTGGGACTTACAGTCTTGGAACGTCTAGTGCAGGTAGGATTTTTTTCCTCACAGAGCAGTACAATGCTTGGAGCTCTAACAAGTTCAGCCCTGCTTTCACGCTTCCGTCCACGACTAAAGTCGGCAACGGCAAAAAGATTTTGCTTTAAGGAGGGACTATGGCGATTTGGATTACAGACAGAAGCCAAGACGATGTTGACCGCCTAAAGTTCATTTACAGTAAAGCCGTGAATGGGACCTGGACGGATGAGGAAAAAGCGGAGTGGCTTTCCGGTATGAAAGGGGCTCTTGACTACAGGGATTTTTCGAGAATAGAAACCGGCATATCCGAGCTTGCTTCACTTCTTGGTGCGGCCGTAGATGTCAAGACGGACTGGAACATAAACGGGTATCTTACCACGTCAGATGCTACTAGGTGGCTGTCGAATATCGAATCTATTCGTTCTAAAAACTCAGGAGACGCCAAAACTGCACCGACACCTACGTCTATGGATAGGCTCGGATTCGAGACAATGAACCAACTTGAAAGCATTTTGTCAGACATAGAATCAATCGCCAAAACTTACGTTACTTTTTCTGGCGAATACATGGCTGGGGAGGACCAATATGGTTTTTGAAGACCGCATATCAAAATATCCTGGAAGGTGGACGTTAGTCCGTGAGGATGGGTCGTCTGAAGTTGTAACGCTTATCCGAAACGACGAACCCATAAAGGACGGCACACCGATCAACGCATCCACTTTAAATGAGCTGAGCACAGTTGCAGGGGCCATTAACGCAAAAGAAAAAGCCGTTTCTGCGGCAAATTCCGCTGCGGAAGAACGTGCAAAAGCAGAACAGGCTGCAAAAAATGCCGCAAAAGATGTTTCTGCAATTGTAAAAGCAGACTCTGAAAATGCAGCTTTGTCTGCTGCTGCTGCCAAGACAAGCGAAATCAATTCAAAGAGTTCGGAATCTCAGTCTGCTACTTATTTGCAGGGCACAAAAGAATACTTTGAGCAGGTCCGCACCATCACCATCGGTGCACAAGGGTGGTACGCCACGCCGGAAGCTCTGAAAGCCGCTGTTCCCATAGGCGAAAATGGCTGGTGGGCAGTCGTTGGTACTACGGACACCATTTGGACGTGGGACGGTGACACCGGCGCGTGGGTCGATACCCGCAAAGAGGTGGATCTGTCAGACTACCTGACGCAAAACCAGATCAGGCAGCTGCTTGAGCAGTACATGCCCCTTCGCCCCGCCACTGCTACCTTGCTGGGCGGCGTGAAGGTGGGCGACTACCTGGACATCGCCCCGGACGGCACCCTGAGCGGCAAGACGCTGTATGACACCATCGCGGCCAGTGTGGCGGTAAAGTCGGAGGCGCGGCTGGTGTGGAGCGGAAAAACAACGATTGGGAGGAGAAAAACTGAGACAATTAACGTTCAGGACGGTGTAGATTACGTTAACCTCCGCGTAAACGAAGCTGATTTTAATCTTACCCCTGGTATGACATATGAAGCTCACATTTCTAGCGCGGGAAGTCTCACGGTCACAGTATTATTTTCGGCCGACAAAAAAAGGCTTGAATGTACCCTTACCAATACGCTGAATACTGTATCGGTTGTATTCTCCGGCTACCACTACCCTACGCTGGCCGAGCTGCTGACCGAGACGCAGGCCGCGCAGGCGGACACGGACGCCCTGGCGGTAGATCAGGAGTACCGCGTCGCCCTGCTGGAGCTGGGACTGACCGATGACACCACCACTGACACCACCACATAATGAGGTAAAAACTATGTTGTATCGTATCTGTAAACGCCTGATCGAGCGCGGACAGACCGCTGGTCTTGCGGACAAGCTGGACGTGTTCTACGCCATTGGACGCATCACCGAGGCCGAGTACAAGGAGCTGATCGAGCTGCTGGAGGACAAGACCGGCAATAAGAACAAGGAGGCTTAAATGAGTAAAACAATCATGGACGTTTCCCGCTGGCAGGGTCACGTTGACTGGGGCGCCGTGAAAGCAAGCGGTAAGGTGGATGGGGTGATGCTCAAGACTGTATCCACCAACGGCAGGCTGTCTAAGCGCAAGGACGGGCTGTACATCGACCCGACCTTTGAGCGCAACTACGCGGAGTGTAAGCGCGTGGGCCTTCCGGTGGGCGTGTACTACTACACCTACGCCACCGACAAGCAGATGGCGGACGCAGAGCTTGACCTGCTCAAGACCGCTCTGACCGGAAAGACCTTTGGGCTGCCTATCAGCGTGGATGTGGAGGACAATAAGATCAAAAAGCTGTCCACGCAGGAGCTGACCGACCTTGCAGCCTATGCGCTTGGCACAGTGGAACGCTGGGGCTTTTATGCCCTGCTGTATGTGGGGCTGAAATTTGCACAGACGGAGCTGTACATGGGTGGAGCTGCACTGAAAAAGTACGATGTATGGCTTGCGCGATACCCAAAGGACAAGACCAAAACGAAGCCGGAGGATAAGCCCAAGACCGATTTTGCTTTTGGGATGTGGCAGTACACCAGCACCGCCCGCGTGCCGGGGGTGAGCGGCAACGTAGACCTGAGCCACGCCTACAAGGACTATACCAGCATCATCTGCAAGAAGGGCCTGACCCGTCTCCGGGAGGGTGCATGACCAAAGAGCAGGCAATCTTGTGGGTGCTGGGCATCCTGGGCAGCCTGTGCGCTGCGGTCATCACCATCGACAAGGTGCTGGACATCATCCACAAGTACGTCAAAAATGCACAGGCCCCCGACGATGCGCAAAACAAGCGCATTGACACCATTGAAAAGCGACTGGCTGCGGTAGAAACTGTTTCCACGCAGCACGCCGCGGCCCTTAGACGCGATTTGACGCGCTTTGACGGCATCGATGAAGAAATGCGTCTTGTCCTTGTTGGCGTGCAGAATCTTTTGGATGCACAACTTTCCGGCAACAACCGCGAAGGTATGCAAAAAAGCAAATCCGATATTAACAACTACCTGCTGAAAGGAGTAACAAATCATGGAAGCAATGCTTAACTTTATCCCCACCCCTGTCGCAATCGCTCTCATTATCGTCGGCTTTGTGGCTCTGGCGGTCGGCGCTATCCGCATGGGCTATAAGCAGCTGGTCAAAGATCTGGCCTATGACCTCGTGTGCAAGGCCGAAGACAGCATCATGGGCAGCGGCCAGGGCGCAAAGAAAAAGAAGCAGGTCTTTGACGCGCTGCGTGCGGCCTGCCCTGCATGGCTGAAGCCTATCATCACGGATGAAGTGCTTGACGCGGTGATTGAAAAGGCCGTAAGCCTGATGAAGAAGGCACTGGCAGAAAAGAAGCCTACCATCAACAAGGAGTAACCCATGATTGAGCTAAGCGTATCTCTCGCATCCAATGGCGTCGTCAAAGTGCCGGGCTATGAGCAGCTGGTGCGCTTTGGCTACACCAAGAATCAGGGCGTGTACCGCCTGCACATCGATGCAACCGGTGAGTGGGAAGGCCTGACTATCCGGGCTTTCTGGCACGTCCCGGACGGCAAAGACCCGGCATCCTCACTGGTGACAGACGGCTCTGTGGCCGTGCCTGCCAGCGTGACCGCACAGCCCGGCAATGGCTGCATCACCTTTGAGGGCTCAGATGGCACCCGCACCGTGACAAGCGCAGACCTGCGCTACCGTGTGGCTGCCAACTCCGGCACGGAGGACGGCACAGAGCCGGAGCCTAGCACACCTGCCTGGCAGGAGCTGGTGGATGCCGTGCACACTGACGCCGCCGCCGCAGAGCAAGCAAAGACCGATGCACAGACGGCAGCGCAGCAGGCTGGGGTATCTGCCAAAGCCGCCCAGACCGCCGCCAGTGAAGCAGCCACCAGTGCTGGCAATGCAGCCCAGAGCGCTCAGGAAGCCGCTGACAGCTTACAGGAGCTGAAGGACGGCATTGCCGCTGGTGACTTCAAAGGCGAGAAAGGCGACAAGGGCGACACTGGCCCCGTCGGCCCGCAGGGCGAGCAGGGGCCGCGTGGCATTCAGGGCGAGCGCGGCCCGCAGGGTGCGCAGGGGCCGAAAGGAGACACCGGCGACACTGGACCACAGGGGCCACAGGGCCCAGTCGGCCCGGCAGGTGCAGACGGCAAAGATGGCACACAAATTGATGATACCACCGTGGGGCTTGACGCATGGAGCAGCAAGCACATCGTGGATATGCTCTGCCCGCCTATTGAGGAGGCCGGGAACCCGGTGCAGTGCTACCCTGTGTCAGGCTATCCGCTGTGGGTGACTGCCAGCTGGGAGCCCACGCAGGAGGGCAGCGGTGACCCAAGTCCGGACAACATCCGGCCTATTTCCGGGCGGGATAGCGTGAAGGTCGAGCGGTGCGGGGAAAATTTATTGGATGTTGCACAATGCAGAACTGCAACACCTAGCGCAGCGTATGGCCTTACTGTAACTGTCGATGATACTGGACTTATAAGGGTATTTGGTATACCAAAAGTGAATAAGGACAACCCACGGGCTACCTTCAGAATTTTATTTACAAACCAAGTGATATTGACCAAAGAGTATAAGGCAAAATGGTTTGTCGTGAAAGGTGTTATAAATGCCATAACTCCCATTCAAAAGGATAAGTCAATTGTATTGCAATCTCCACTATTACCAAATACATCTGTAGATGTACAGTTTAGATTGATGTACTATACAGGTGATGAACCTACCACCTACACCCCTTACACCGGCCAAACTGCCACCCTGACCCTGCCCTCCACCATCTACGGCGGGACGGTGGATGCTGTGACGGGAGATGGGCAGGAGACGTGGGGCACGGAAACTATAAGCAGAATTGCATCAATAGACGAACTTACTTCTGTGGTGCGGTGCGCAGCCACGTTGTTGCAAAAGTCTGTCACTGCAAAATCTGGCTCAGCTATTAGCAACTGGCTCGGAGAATATGTATCTTATGTAGAAGATAAAGAATCATTTTATACTAATCAGACGCAGATTTATATCAAAATCTCAAAAACGCGGCTTTCGTCTTTCAACGTTGCCGGAGTTAATGCGTATTTATCAGAGCATCCTCTCACCGTATGCTACAAGCTGGCCAGCCCCGTCCCCATCACCGCCACAGGAGCGCAGCCTATCCCCGCCCTCCCCGGCGTGAACACCGTGCTGACCGATGCAGACAGCGTGATGGTGACCGGCAGGGCTGACCCCATCAAACGAATTACTGACCTTGAGGATGCTGTGGCATCAATGACCGACACATAAGGAGGTACATACATATGGCAATCAAAAGCAGATCTCGCCATGACCTGACCCTGCGCTCCATCAAGCGGGAAATCGCCGCTGGCCGCGATGTTGCGTTCTGGCTGGATAAAGCATATATGCACTACGACAACGGACTGCTGACCGCAGATGACATCGCAGAGGTGGAGCAGCTGGCACAGGCGTACTATGACGCGCTGGACGCGGAGGAAGCGGCTGACGCTGAGGAAATCACACTGTAAGGAGGATATCATGGCAAGCACTACATACCGCCATCTCGGTGACGTCACCGGGATGTTCGCCGCACAAGAACAATTTCGTGACATCACGAAATTGGTGACAAAACGTCACCATTTTGCCGTGCTTGGCAATATGGTGCGCAACGCCGGACAGCTCCCGCAGCCCTTCTGGCTCGGTGCTGCCTGTGGCGGCGGCTCGTGTAGTGCTGCCTCCTGCGCTGCAAGGGCTTGACCGACAGCAGATGACCGCCGCCATCAAAAGAGCACCGCTTGGGAGGGTAGACCGTAAGATAGCCTTACTGCGGTACGTCGAGCGGCTTCCGCTGCCGGACATTGCGGCACAGACACATTACAGCCGGACGGCGATAGGCTACCGACTGAAAAGCATTGAAAAAATGCTGAATGTGTGATATACTAATCATACGAGATGGTGGATAGCGCATACACATCCATCATGAATGTATGCAAGAGACCAGCGGAAGAACGTTTACCCGCTGGTCTCTTTTTTTCAACCCCCGGTGTTCCGTTTGGAGCATCGGGGGATTTTTTTACTTTTTCTTCAATTCCTCAAGCCTGCTGGAAAGTTCTTCTTCCCATCCTTCATGTTCTTTAAGGTACGGGGCGTAGATCAGTTCTTCGGCCTCTTTGCGGGCCGCAACGGCTTCCTCGACCGTGTCATAGCTGCCGAGATGATATTGCTTGCGTTGGAAATTGATATATGCACGCCATCGACCGTGGCAGTCTTTACACACGCCATTTGCGCCAGAAGTGGAATTTTTATTGATATGGCCTCCGACCGCCCTTGTGCGAATCGACATAAGGGAAGAGCCACCCGCGTAAGCTGTGCTGTGAATTGCCCCGGTTTTCTCTCCAATGTCCCTGTTGCAATCTGCGCAATGCTGGATTCGAGAAAGCCTTGTGATCTTTACGGCGGTTTCCTTCCCACATTTCGGGCAAATAGCACGGCACAGAAAGCAGCCTGACCTCTTTTCGGGCAAAACTTCCAATACTTTCCATCCGTTAATAATCTGTCCTTCTTTTTTCTTCGCCTTTCGTAAAGCCGTCTCCGTCATGGCTGGCTTTTGCCCTCGATTCGCGCAAGACAGACAGCTTCGGCTTTTGCCAAGACGCAGGGAGCTGTCATACACGTCTTTTACCACTCCGCACTCACACTGGCATGTGTAGTAGTGCGGCTTTTCAGACGGCGCAAGCACCGTCCACTTTCCAAAATGCTTTCCAGTCAAATCTTCTGCCATAACATTCTCCTCAGATCAGCCCATAGTGCTCGGCCAGCAGGAAGCGGACGTATTCCGGGCAGTCGCGCTCGCCCAAACACCACCCCTGCACCGTGCGGCGCGGGATGCCCGCACCCTTTGCAAAGGCGGTCTGGCTGATGCCGGATGCCACCACCATCTCCCGCACGCTCATGCGGGAGACGTCCCAGAGATGGGACAGGCGGGCGGTCTCGTCGTCCAGATCGGCGCAGCCATCGGAATCGTCCGGGATGCTGAGGGTGACGTTACCGAGAAAAACTTCTTTCGGCTGCTTGGCAGCCATGCCAAAAAGTTCTGCTTTGCTATACATCGTTGACTTCCTTTCTTTCGCATGATAATATGTTCGTGTACCTCCATGGTACGTCTTTCACAAAAGCCCCGTCAGGTGTTCGCTGCACTTGACGGGGCTTTTTTATTTAGTAGATCTCAACGCCCAGTTTTTCGGCGGCGGCTTCAACGACTTCTTCAAACGAGGGGCCGCGATTCGGGTCGTTCCAGTCGTAATCGCCAGCGGATGCAGCTTCCCACTCTTCTTCCATGTCAGCTGCCTTGCACAGCTCGGTGCACAGCTCGTAATCCCAGACATCGGACTTGCGGATGTCAGCGGCGATTTCAATAGCGTTTCTCATAATTTTGTACCTCCATGTTGTTGTGTGTTGGTGTCTTTCACTGTCTTTATTATACGCTCATTGAGCGCAAAAGTCAAGCCTTTTTGTAAAAATTTGCGCTCAATGAGCACTTTTTTTCTTTTGGCAAAATAGAGCATTTTTGTCCTTCGTTGGTCGCTCGTTGCCTCTCGTTTTTTGCCAGTGCGGTACACTGAGCGCAATAGGAGGGATGTACTATGAGCTATTACCAGACACCCGGAACGTCCTATGTTCCACAGCAGCCTATCAATCCTTACGGCGGTATGGGCACGGTTGGTCTTGCCACTCCCCTGCCGAACACGCAGATGCAGCAGGCACAGCAGCAGCGTCCGCAGCCGATGAATGGGCAGCAGCCTGTTCAGCAGTCAGTACAGGACGGCGGTTGGCTGCTGGGCAGACCTGTTTCCAGCAGAGAAGAATTTTTGGCAATACCGCCCGACCTGCACGGCAGACCGACCTACTGCCCAGACTTGCGCAGCGGCGTGATCTACTGCAAGCGGCTGAACCCTGACACCTGCGAATCCTATGTGCAGGAGTTTTACAGCCCGGAAGCATGGCGGCAGATACAAGCACAACAGGCACAGCAGACCGCTGCACCGACACAGCAGTATGTGCCTATTGAGCAGTACAACGCCCTTGTACATCGGCTGGATGAACTGGAAAAGTGGCAGAAGAGCTTTTCAAAGCCCGCTGCCGCTGCAAAGAAAGGAGAATAACAATGTCCTCTCCGTTTGATATGATTACGCACAGCCCCATCATGCAGCTTGCAAATTTGGCTCGTGCCGGACAGAACCCGATGGGGCTTATCCAGCAGTTGAGCGGGCAGAATGCCCCCATCATGCAGGGTTTGAACTTGATTCAGGGCAAGAACGAAACGCAGCTTAGGACGATGGCACAGAACCTCGCAAAAGAGCGCGGCATCGACCTGAACCAGCTGGCAAGCGTCCTGAATTTGACGCTTCCGAGGTGAGGAGGTTTTACAATGGACGATTTTGAAAACAGCCATTCCGAAAAAGATTTTGACATCAACAATCTGTCCGGCGATGACAAAATATGGGTTCCTTTAATGCTCGGCTTTATTTTTGGGGCTACCAGCAAAAATTGGGACGACCCGAAAGATAAAAAAGACAATTCTCCGAGCTGACTTGCAATCCTAAAATAAGCATCCCTCGCAAGCGAAACGCTTCTCAGTTTTGCGGACTTGACAAAAACCGCTTTTATTTGGCTTCGCCCACCGCACACGGCGGTGGGATAGCATAACGCAAAACTGAAAGGAGTTTTGTTATGGACGATTTTGCAACTGGCTATCTGGCTGGGCAGGACGGCGGTAATAACAACGGCGGTTTCTTCGGCAACGAAGGCCTGTGGGCGGTTATTATCCTCGCCATCATCTTCGGCTGGGGTACAAACGGCTACGGTCGAAACGGTGGTGACAATGGCATGAACAGCTACATCCCCTATTTGGTCGGCACTGGCGCAACCGGTCAGGGCGGCGCAGATACTCGTGCGGCGCTGTCTGAGGGCTTCTACCAGCAGGACACTTCCCGTTCTCTGGCTGGCATCCAGAGCGGTATCTGCTCTCTGGGCTATGACCAGCTCGCACAGATGAACACCCTCAACGCTGCTATTGCGGGCGGCTTTGCTGGTACTAATCAGGCGATCTGTCAGCTCGGCTACCAGAACGCACAGCTCGTGAACGGTCTGGAACGCAGCGTATCCAATGGCGATAACGCCATTAACCTTGCTATCATGCAGGAGGGCAATGCTCGGCAGGCCGGTCAGACCGCACTTGCCACGCAGCTGGCGTCTTGCTGCTGCGAGAACAAGCAGTTGATCGGCGATCTGAAGTATACCATCGCAACGGAGGACTGCGCTACCCGTCAGGCTATCGCAGACAATGCCCGTGCCATCGTGGACACCTGCAACGCAAACTACCGCGCTATGATGGACTACTTCACGCAGGATAAAATCGCCACTCTGACCGCTGAGAACCAGAGCCTGAAGTTCGCCGCTTCTCAGGATCGTCAGAATGCGCTTCTGACCACTGTGATGTCCCAGCAGACCGATACCATCCTGAACCGGGTCAATCCTCGTCCGATTCCCGCTTATCAGGTGGCAAACCCCAACGTGGGCGTGAACTGCTGCGGCTGCTGCTAACCTACACACTCCCCGATAACACCGGGTGAACCATCGGGGCAGGGGTAAGACACCTCTGCCCCTGATTTTTTAGGAGGAAAACATTATGGCTTGCAAAACAAGCTGCAAACTCTGCCCGCACTTGGTCATCAGTCAGGCAGTTACGTTTGCCGACGATACTTTGACCATCAACATCCCTGCTGGCGCATACCAGAACGGAGAGAAGTATTGTATCGTGGTCGCTCAGAGCTTGCCTGACACGACCACCATCAACGCCCCTGTGGTCATTACCATAGGTGCAGGCACGACCGCATACCCTCTGACCGACTGCAACTGCGCTCAGGCAACTGCTGAGAGCATCCACACCCGCACCCGCTACGCTACCCGTGTGGCAACGTCTGCCACCGGCACCGACACATTCAAGTATCTTGGATGCTTCTGCCGCTCCCACGCCGGTGCGCCTGCGTCCATTTCCTGAGGAGGTATAGATTATGGGCAAGACTAATTTTCGCCGCATGATGATGCTCCGCGACCACGACAAAAACCGTGAGCCGGAACGTGACCGCCTTGAGGAAGAACGTGACCGCAGGGAGCGTGAGCTGGAACGCCGTCTGCGCAAGCTGGAAGATGGCAATGACCGCTATCCTTACTATCCGCAGGAGGAGAACCGCTACATCGACCCCTACCCTATCCCCCGCTACCCTGACGTAGAGAATGGGCGCAGAATGCCGCAAATCGGCTTCTCGCAGAACGGAGACTGGGACAAGCGGTCTGGACAGTATGAGCATGGCAGTGCTGACAGCCGTTCCATCAAGATGCCACGCAAGCACCTCACCCACGATGAAGCGGAGGAATGGTGCGATAGCATGGTCAACGCTGACGGCACGAAGGGCTGTCACTGGACGCTGGAACAGACACAGGATGTTGCCAAACAGCGCAATATCACCTGTGACCCGAACGATTTCTGGGCTGTTATGAACATGATGTACTCGGATTATTGTCAGGTCGCAAAGCGCCAGTCCGTTGACACTCCGGGCTTCTACGCTGACATGGCAAAGGCGTTCCTTGATGACACGGACGCTGTGGACGGCAAAGCGTATGCTTACTGGGACTGCGTGACAGATAAATAAAACAACCCCCTGCACAGCCGATAAAGCTATGCAGGGGGTTGTTTTTATATTATACTATTTTTCATCAATCTCTCTAATATAAGTCATAATATACTCTCCTTTTAGAATCTCCCTTTTATCAATCTTTTTAATGCACAAAAATTGTAATCATACCTTCGCAATCTGCCGTAAAGAACGACACTTCGTACCGGCTGGCTTCTGAAATTGAAATCTGGTCACGTTTACAATAATCTTTGATTTTTTGCTCCTTGTAGTCATCCCAAAGAGCTACGCTTGTGTTATCAGTGACCAAAGAAAGAAATGTAAGTAAATTCATATCAATCCACCTCTTATGCGCTCGCCTTTTCTTCAAATGCGTACCAATCTTCCCAGAGTTCATTCACCCCTGCTTCGTTCTTTAGCAAGTTCCGGTATCTCCGATTTTCTGCATAGTGCTTTTAAGATTTGACACATCTTCTTTTGGCATTTTTCGTTTAATACCAATAATCGCTTGCGTAATTCCAGCTTTGTTTAACTGATTTACAGACTTGCGAAACACAAAATCAATATTTGCGTTCGCCTTAATTGTTCCGTCATCTTCAAGATAACAGTTCGGAATCCATACATTCTGATTGCTATTATTGATTTTGAAACGTTTTGCTTTATAGCAACCGTAGTCCTCTCTTACAATCAGCTCAACAGGAATGCCCTTATAATATTGAGTGTCAGTATTGTACTTTTCAGCCAGTTTTGCTTTACGTTTTGTTACCTCTGCGTTGATTTTGGCTTGTTCCTCTTTGCTTCTGTGCTTGCGTGGCTTGTATGTGCGCATTTTTCTCCTCTCACATAAATTATTTTTCTTTTGTGTAGTACAATTCCATATCTGCCTTGTACATATCAAGCTGTCTTTTGCTATCTACAAGCGTGTTAAAGCTAAATCCCGCTACAAAAGATACGGCGATGGACAAAATCAAGTGTGCTGCAACCCATTTACCAGCAAAAATAAACGGAATCTGAACCGCTACGGCAAAAGCATCGAACAAAAGAACATAAACTCCATGTTTGACCATTTTCTGTAAACGGGTAATACTTCCTTCGTAAAATTCCTTCGACTTCATCATACGTCAATCCTCCAACTCAGTTCTTTTTATCCAATACAAACTTTACGAGTTCTTCAATTTCTTCCAAATTGATGATTATTTCATACCATCCTGCTGAATGCCCTCTATCGTAAGCGTACTCCCAAATTTTTGCCGCTTTATTTTCTGAAATCCCAAAACCGACTTCTTCTTGAATTGTCTTATAAATCTCTGCGTAGATTTCATCCCTACGCTTCATTTTCTCTTGATTTAGTCGCTTAACTTCATTGTCGTAATCATCGTTATTCTTTTTTGCTTGATCTTTGTTCCACTTCACCGACTTATCTTCATCAAACACAAAATTTAATGGAACTCGCTTGAAGCCATAAGGCTTGCACCCCATATTTTCCATTGCTTCATATTTCTGCCCAATATCAATCCATACGTCATTCATCTAAAAAATCCTCCAACTCAATCTTCCCGTCTGCCGCAGCAGCAGCCAGAGCGTACACATACTGCCCGATGGTCATTCCGTGCCGTCTGGCTTCACGGTTGATGTACTTGCGTTCTTCCTCGCTCATAAGGATGGTAATGCGCTTAGAGCGCTTGCCGTCACCGCTTGCAACGCCCTGATGCGATTCCGGCATCGGGATTTTTTTCTTTGTCAAACCAGCTTTAGCCAGTGCGCCGGGTACATTGCCCTGTTCAATCAAACTCTGCACTTCTTTTGCTTGTTTCAGCTTCTTCGGCTTACCTTCGCCTAACACGGCATCATTTGGCTGGCTTTTGCTGTCTTTAGCTTGCTTCGGCTTAATACTGCTTAATTCAGCTTCACTTGGCTGTGCATGGCTGTCTGTGGCATCACTGGGCTTAATCGGTGTTTGTTCTGCATTATTCAGCTTTGTTTGGCTTACTTCTTCTTCCTTTGGCTCGCTTCGGCTTAATGTCTGCTCCGAAAAAACAGGCTGGAAATCAAAGCCGCCCAACAAGCCGGATGTTTTTTTGCTGGTTGACTTCATCAGCCCTCACCTCCAACGAGATACTGCGCCAACGCCTTGAAATCCTCTGCGCTGGTACTCTTTGCCGTGTCGCCGCTAAACAGGCTGTGCCGTTCTGCCTGTGCCTTACGAACGCCCATAGACGGTCTAATCTTCACGTCCAACAGCCTTGTTCCCATGCTCTGTGCAATCACAGGGAGCTGCTCTACAACCTCTTTGGACAGATTCTCACGGCTCTTGTACTGGTTCAGGAGCAGACCTTCAATCTTCAAAGTCGGGTTGAAGTATCTGCGAACGTCACCGATAGTCTGCGAAAGCTGGCTCAGTCCGGCAAGTGCATAGCGGTCTGCTGTAATGGGCACGATGATGCTGTTGGCGGCGATCAGAGCGTTTACAAGTGCAAGACCGAGCTGCGGGGGAGTGTCCAGAACGATGTAATCGTACTGTGCAGACATGGATTCCAGTGCTTCACGCAGCCGAAAGTTCTTGCCAATGTCCCGGACAAGCTGCTCGTCAATGTCCTTCAATGCGTTGTCTGACGGCAGAATGTCACCGGCTTCGCAGTGCTGGATTCCTTCTTCTACTGTACCTTGCCGTGTCATTACATCGAACAAAGTACACACGTCCTCTGTCTGTGCGCCGTAGGTGTCCGTTGCGTTGCACTGGGCATCGCAGTCCACCAGCAGGACTTTCTTGCTAAGCAGCTGCAATGCGCCAGCCAGACAGGTGCTTGTGGTGGTCTTTCCTGTGCCGCCCTTCTGATTGGCGACAGCTATGATTTTTGCCATTTTTATTCTCCCCAGTCTACATAGTAACCGTTGTATGCAAATCCTTTCGCTGCAATTCCAGCTTCGATCAGAGACTTCCCGGCTTCAATCGCTTCGTCAGGCGTTAGTTCGCTGTAACTTCTTTGAGGCAAAACCCTTACAGAAGCCTGATTTCCATGATGATTGAACCGAAACTGATAATCAAACTTCTTTTCAAGGTCAAGTTCTGCTTTATTCAGAACGGAGTAGGGAACTTTTGCCATTTTATCACTCTTTCTTTTTAGTAGAACGGATATGCTACCTTTATCTCGTCTCCGACCCACAATACAGGCGTGACGTGCCATGCAATTACAGTTCCTTTGATTTCATTACTATCGGAATCAAACCATTTGCCGTTGATTGTATCGTACTCGCCGGTTATGAAACTTTTTTCTCCTGTTTTCTCATCTTCGATACGAAGTAAAAGCCCATGAGGCCATCCTTCTAGGCTTTTATCCGGCATAACGTCTTTGGCCATGTACCACTTGTCCTTGTCATAGCCTTTCGGAAACATTGGAACCATACTCTTTCTCCTTTCTGCATCATCTGCTCAACGCGCTATGTCTTACGGCTCTTGTAACGCTTCAATAAAATAGAACGCTGGCATATACTTGTCTACGATACCCGCTTTGTCTACGCTTCTAATCAGATAGCCAACAGGTCTGTCAGGGAACGGCATTCTGCTCAAGGATAAGATGTCCTTATACGCCGCCTTCACCGTATCGTAAACCGCTTCTCTGCGTCTCGGCAGCTTGATTTCGGGATGCTCTTTCTTCATCCACTTCTCAACCACTTTTGCCACGTCAATGCAGTCCTGCTTTTCTAGCTCGTCACACACAGACCAGTCAAAATCCTCGTATCCGCTTCTGCGGGGCTTTCTGGCGGCTTTTTGAGGTTCGGTCGATACTTCGCTTGCCTGAGCTTCAATCAGCGTCTCAGACGCTTTAATTTTGGGCTTGAACTTGACCGCCACAGCCTTTCGTGCCACAAGAACCGGTTCATAGGTCACTACAATGTCAGACACAGCATTGATCTCATCTACTGCAACATCAAGCACTCGTTTGCGAAGGTTCTTGTAAATATCGTAGCTTGCTTCCATCGCACCAAGCTGTTCTCTCAGCTTTTTCAGGCTGATTTCATGCGGCTTGCTGTCCATGTTTATCCAGTCCCGAAGAATCGAGTAAAGCAGAATGCTGTATTGCGATTTCATCCGTGACGTGTAACGCAGCCGATACCGAACATAGCCGCTTTCTGCGATGTCAAAGAAGATAGGGCGAAGGTCAGGGTTGCAAGTGATTGCCACAACATAAGACCTTGTTTCCGGCACATAGTCCAGCTTTGCCCTTGTGAAAAGGACAAAGCTCTCAAACGTGCCCTTCTCTTTGTCAATGGGAATCGACACTGTATTACCTAGAAAGTGCTTGATCTGCGGCTCAATCCTTCGTGCATCAAGGCTTTTTAACCCCAGCAGGTCTCTGTACTCTGCCAAAGTAAACTCTACACGGCTGCTGTTTGGGTCTCTCGGGTTTATTCTTGACAAGTAAACCTCTAGCAACCGAAGCTCGCCTGCCGTGTAGTCCCTAAACTTTGCCCACACAAGGGATTTGCTTTTTTCAACAAGGTTGTTGTCGGATATTTTTGGCATCCGTTCACCTCCTTTATCAGGCTAAAAACAGTATAGCACAGGTCGGGGGGACAAGTCAACACGTTTTGTCCCCCATGACTTGTCTTTTTGTCCCCCATAGGGTCGTCAAAACGTCCCCCATGACTTGTCAAAACGTCCCCCATGACTTGTCTTTTTGTCCCCCATCTACCTATTATATATTAAACAAGAAATAAACAAGAGGTTAAATATCATCGTTAAATAGGCGATGACGATAATTTTCAACAATTTCTTTGTTTTTCCATTCCAGCTTGTGGATAACTCAACCTTCCATTTGCTGAATAAAGTCTTTCCGGCAATGATTAGTATTATCTAACGTGTACAGATTGTGGATGGACAGGTATACCTAATCTGCACAATGGGGGACGGATTGACAAGCCACTCAATTGCAAACAACAAATTAGCGCTAATTCGTCATTTATTCCGTGCGAATGTTGTCGATTTACAGCCCATGGGGGACGAAATGACAAGGTGGATTTACCCGATAGGTGTACAAAAAGTGGATGAACGTGGACAAAATGTTCTTCAAAAACTGCGATAATTCGACAATCAACCACTTATATTATTCGGGTTCACGGTATAAGAATCATTGGACTTCATGGCTGCTTCCGTTCCGGCATCTTGCGCCTGATAAAGAATTTCCATCTTCGGGGCGGTTCCGTTCGGGTCTGGGTCTGTTCCGGTAGCCTGTGCTATCTCATAGCTGCCCGATACCATCCGGCAGACAGAGACCCTGTCCTTCAACGGTGTGTGGAGGTTTGCCAGGATTTCCGTTAGTACGCCAATGTGGTCTGAACCGTGATCTCCGTATCGGATGTACAACAAGGCATCTATCTCATAGGAAGAACACTCCATCATAGCATCTATGAGAATCTGACGCTTTTCCATGTTGGAAAGGTCGTCTTCCAGATGCTCCAGCAGTCCAGGATAAATGCAAGCGTCCATGTATCGAGCCGCCGATACGCCGCAGCAGGTGAACCAGCGCATAGCCATTGGTAGGGAAATAGCCGCCAGACCTTGCTCCCAGTTGGCAATCGTACCACGATTCACGCCCATTCGTGCGGCTAATTTCTGCTGACTCAAGCCAGAACGCATCCGTGCCATCTCTAATGCTTTGGCCGTTCTTACCAAATACTCATCCATAAATTCACGCCCTTTCAACAAAATTCTGCAAAACTGCTGGATTCGACAAGCTAAAAAATGGAAAAAGCTGCTATGGAGAACCAACAGCAGCCTATGTTATAACTGTAACATCGAAAAAATAATCAAACAGGAGGTAACAACATGATTATCATTGACGGGATGCCCGCATCTGAACCGACCGAAAGCAGAACGCCAAAACCGTGGGAGGAAAGCTAATGAATCGAACCGTAGATGCTCTGATTATCCCATACGCTCGCAGACGGACTTTGGAGCTTGTCCTGAGCCTTTCTGGGTACGAAGCTGATAAAGATGCTTACCTCGAAGCGAAAGGCATCTTAGAACGTGCCGTAGCCGCCTTAGACGATGGGCGCGACCCGGCAGATAACATCGAACGCATTGACGGACAGCTTGTGGAACTGTGAAAGGAGAAGAAGATGGACTTTACGAACGGATTCTATAAAACCGAAAACCCTGTTATTCTTGAAGAAGTAAAAAACTTCCTCCAGTCAATGGAACGGCGTGGAGCAACCGTGAAGGATTTAGACGATGCTATTGTACAGTTAAACAATGTTTCGCACAGCATCAGCACAAACGCTCTCGTCAAAGCAGATGTGCTGGACAATTTACCGGATAACCCTTTTCGTTCCATGCTCAACGGAATGTTACAAAGCAAAGGGTAACTTAAACTTAATATGGCTCTTAATCATTGTCATTGCAATTTTTGGCTTCCCTGATACAAAGTAATGGATGCGAAGAAAACATTCGATTTTTACGAAGTTGTTAAAAATACATTGACTTTACAACTAGAAGATGTATAATCCTATCAAATAAACATTCATTTTTACTGATCGGGAGGATATGCCACAATGAGTGAACAGGAAAGAGCCAAGATTGACCGATTTATTGCATGGCTGCTGGAACATCCTGAAAAGATTCCGGCAGCAGAGCAAGCCCTAGACCTGGAATAATAGAAAACCCCTTGCGCAGAGCTATACCAGCCCGGCACAAGGGGTTTTTATTTTACCGGGTCAGAACCATTTCTTTTTTCGGTTTCTACGGTAACGATATTTTCTGCTGTTGCCATATAGTACACGGTCATTGCCTTTTAACAAGGCCTGAATGAACCAAAAGCAAAAGGCGCAGCCACACAACAAGTAATACACGGGCTTACCTCACATCTTCTCGATCAGGTTCATCAGCGCTTCACGCTGCGCTGTCGGCATAGATTCAAGCTTTTTTCTAATCCTTTCCACTGCTGCATCAACTTCACTTTGCGGCTGCTGGGGCGGGTTTTCTTTTTGTTCGCCAGTGAGAAGGTAGTCTACCGATACGTTGAAGTAGGCTGCAATTTTAGAAAGAACCTCTGCGGACAGGCTTTTTGTTCTCCCGGCTTTCAGCTCGGAAAGAAAACTACGGCGAATACCGATGTTGGCACAAAGGGTTCCGTCTTTGATGCCCTCTTTTTCGCAGAGTGCATGGATGTTGCTGTACAAGTCCGACATAAGAACACTCCCATATTTGTGCAAGTATACAAATGCACAGAATTTTGTACAAAAGAGTTGACTTGTACAGATGTCTGTACTATAATACAGACATGGGCAGTACAGAACACTGTACAATATAAACTCTCTACGCCATTATATTAGTACAGTTTTCCGTACATGTCAATAGATTTTAGCAAATGGAGGTGGAATTTTGAAAGAAAACTTCCGTTCTGGCTTTGAGCTGGAAGTGAAGATGAAGCTGTTACAGCGAGGTATGAAGCAAACGGAGCTGATTCAGGCGGTTCAAAGCGATACTGGATTGTTCCTTGATGATTCGTACCTCTACAAGATTCTTCGTGGTGAGCGAAAGCCGGAGAAGATTATCCAGAGCATCTGCAAGATTCTGGAGATTGAGCAGAAGGAGGGCTGGTGAGTGCTGGTGACGAATTTTCGCAGGGCGCAAAGCCGCAAGCGTAGACTGAAGCTGTCAATGGATGCTGGCGTGTCCCGAAACGATGCCAACAAGGTGCTTTGGATGGAGAAGACCATCAATCAGTGCTTTGAGCGCCACAATCGGGAAGCCAGACTGAAAGAGGAGATGCAGCGTGAAGATTAAATATTGCGAGCGTTGTGGTCTATTTCTTGGCTTAGTAAACCCTACAAAGAGATATTGCTCGGAGTGCAAGCACAAAATGGACAAGGAACGTGATAAAAAGCGTAAAAAAGGCTCCTACAGAACGAAAACGCAAGAGCTAGAGAAACAAGAAAAAGCGTTTCCGTCTATCGGAGAAGTTCAAGTTCTTGCTGACAAGCTCGGCAAACACTATGGCGAAGTATCACGGATGCTTGCGTCAGGAGAGCTGACCTATGAACGGTAAGTACTACGGCAAGCGAGAAATCCGCTGGCACAGCCAGCAGAAAGAACGGCTGGAACGAATTGAGAAAGAAAGAGTGAGAAAAAATGAAAAAAATCAAAGTAAGAATCACATTCATCGAAGCAGTTCTCGGCACATGGCCTAGCAATCAGAACATTGCACGCGAGTTCATCGCCAGCAAGTCCCCGGATGCAAACACTATCGAAGACGAGGTTGCAGCTCTGGGTGCTGACGCAGTAGCAGACAAGGGCATGACGGTTTTTCCACGAAACGAGGAAGGGCAGCCGATTCTGTACGATTATCAGGTCAAGGGATTCTTTAAGGATTCCTGCGGCATGCTGTGTCGTATCGGCGGCAAGACCGAAACTGGCAAGAAGAAGGCCGTGAACGAAAGCGGCAAGCTGACGGCCTACAAGAAGGTCATTGATGGGTTGATTTTTGTTCAGCCCCGCATGATTCCCATTCATGTGAACGGCGAGATCACCGAGTGCCAGCGTCCGCTGCGTGCCCAGACGGCGCAGGGCGAACGTGTAAGCCTTGCCAACAGCGAGCAGATTCCAGCTGGTTCGACCTGCGAGTTTGAAATCGTTCTTCTGGACGATTCTCACGAGAAGGTCGTGCGTGAATGGCTGGACTACGGCGCTCTGCGTGGTATCGGCCAGTGGCGCAACAGTGGCAAGGGGCGATATACCTACGAAATCCTCAATTAACCGCTATGGCGGGGTAGGGCTGTGCTGCACTCGGCGTGGAACGGCAACGGCATAGTGACGATTGGCTCAGAAATGCTAAGGCAATGCCTGGAGACGAAGCGACTTGAGCGGCAACGGCGATGCGCTGGTTTGATAAGATCTGCAAAGGCATGGAGAAGCAAGGCTCAGACGAGCAATGGAATTGCATAGACCCGACATGATTTGCTCCGCAACGGCACAGTTCGGAATTGCTGATAATAGCATGGCTATGGCATTGCCGCGAGACGTAGCGCAAAGGAAATGCAACGACTTGAGGTGACTAGCAATGGCAAGGAGTGGATTTGACACGACACGAGCAGAACGGCAACGGAAAGGCGCTGCTTAGAACCGAGATGCAACGGCTATGGATGCAAGGTGTAGCTTTGATAAGCAAAGGCATCGAACCGCGGCGACGTGCGACGCAATGGCAAAGAATAGAAACAATAGGCTAAGGCATTGAGTAGCTAGGAGCAGGACAGCAAAGGCAAAGCAATTCATCGAAAAGCAACGGCAAAAGCGAAAGGAGAAAAATGAAAGCACTTGTGGAAATCGCCCTGATCTGGGGCATCGTTCTGGCGTTGATTCTTGCAGCGTTCCTTTTGAACCTGTGGCTGGTGCATTTTGTTGAACTACTGGTTGGAGCAAAAGGCACATGGGGAATCATCGTGGCAGCCGCTGTAATGGCAACCGGATGGATTTTTAATTTTGGCAGCAAAAAGGAGAACCAATGAAAACTTTGAAAGGAACAGCATTGTCCATGATCGGTCTGGTCGTGGCAATTGCAGCAGTCGGGTGCGGTGACACGATTCAGGGCTGTCAGACCACCGCACAAATGTTCGGATGGGTGGCCGTGTCGTGTGGGCTTCTTGCAACGGCTATCGTCTTGTGCGCGCTGGCTGTTAGCGCTGAAGAGGAAGAACGCAGCGAACGCGAGCACCGAAAAATCAAGCGTGTTGCCAACCACACGAACGAGTGGAGGGATGCACAATGAAATGCCCGTTATGCGGTAGTGACAACATCACAACGGTTGACAGCCGGTCTGACCACGACAGCATCGTTCGCAGAAAAAAGTGTCTTGTCTGTAATCACCGGTGGTCTACCATCGAAATCGACAAAGACCAGTGGTACAGCGCACTGCAAATCAAAGAGGAACGCAAGAGAGGGAGACCCAAAGATGATTAGCCTTGACAGATTCGGTGGCGTGACAGAGCCGGAGGACGGCGTATACTTTATGACCAACGAGCAGGTGGCGGAAGCGAAAGAAGCCGAACGGCTGGCAGCGATTAAGGACTTGCAGTCTGAAATTGAGGACAGGGAAGCAGAGCTGAAAGACCTCCGCGCACAGTTGGCAGACCTGATGGCTGGTTGATTTTGTACAGCCAAGTTAAGCCGAAGTAAGAATAATGAAGCCTAATAAAGCCGAAGAAAGGAAAGAAAAATGGCAGTATTAGTAATGGTCTATGGTCATTCCGGCAGCGGAAAGTCCGCTTCGCTTCGGAATTTTGACCCGGAACAGGTGGCGGTTATCAACGTGCTTGGCAAGCCGCTGCCGTTCCGAAGCAGCATGAAAACGTACATTACCAATGACTACGGCAAGATTGATGCCGCAATCCACAGCACTAAGCGTAAGTCCATCGTCATTGACGATGCCACCTACCTTATGACCGGCGAGTTCATGCGGAACGCAAAGGTTGCCGGATACCAGAAGTACACCGACATGGCAGCCAACTTCAATGCCCTGCTGATGCGGGCAAAGGAGCTGCCGGACGATGTGGTGGTCTACTTTTTCGGGCACAGCGAATGCGGAGAAAATGGTGGAGACAAATTCAAAACTGTCGGAAAAATGTTGGACGAAAAGGTCTGCGTGGAAGGGTACTTCACCATCGTTCTGAAAACTGTTGTGCAGGATGGGCGATACCTGTTCAGCACTCGCAATGATGGGATGGACACCGTGAAAACCCCTTTGGGGATGTTCAACGATGCGCTGATCGAGAACGACCTCGCAGCCGTAGACAAGACCATCCGTGAGTATTACAACATCCCGGTTCAGCCGGATAACAAAGGAGAGTAACAGATGAAGAACATCAACTGGAATGACGTACAGGAAGCTACCGAGCGCCGTGACTTGCCTGTTGGCGGATATGTTGCCGGTATCTGCAAGGCAACGGACGAGCCTGAAAAGGAGCGCCTGAACATCGAGTGGGAAGTCGCAGAGGGCGAGTTCAAGGGATACTGGCGCGAGCAGACCGCTTCCCTTATCGAGCGTGGCAAGCTGAATCCGGGCGAGTGGGCATGGGGCGGCAAGACCATCAAGAGCTATAAGGAAAAGGCACTGCCGTTCTTCAAGGGCTTTATCACCGCTGTGGAGCAGTCCAATCCCGGTTATAAGTTCAATAACGATGAAAAGACCCTGCGTGGCAAGCTGGTCGGTGTGGTTCTCCGTGAGGAAGAATACATGGGTAACGATGGGAACATCAAGACGAAGCTTGTCGTTGACCGTTTCACCAGTGTTGACAAGATTCGTTCCGGTGACTATGAGGTCAGACCGAAGAAAACGCTGGCTGGTGGGTCTGGTTCTTCGCCTGATACCGGCGACTTTGCCGTAATTCAGGACAGTGAAGATTTGCCATTTTAAAATAACGCATCAACGTAAATTTCAGAAAGAGTGATAAGATGAGAAAAGAAATCGAAATCAATGTTAAGCACATGGTTTCACCTGATGCAACAAGTTGTGCATACGGAGAGGATGTTGATGGATATGTAATGGCTTGCCATTATCACGTCCGAAGAAACAGAACACACGGAAGAAAGGCTCCTATGGAATTTGACCTTCCTAAATGTCTTTTGTTTGAGTGCTGGCTTGATAAGCCGTTTCATAAATGCGAAGCCTGTAAACAAGCTTGCAAAGACAAAACGGACTGACCGCCTACCTTATATAAGAGCTGCGCTATCTGGCTGGACGGGCGTTTGAAAGATGATTACCTGTTGTCTCAACTGCATATCACGCTACACAGCTTGCCACGACACTTGCGAAAAGTACAAGACAGAGAAGAAAGACTTCGAGGAACGCAAGGCGTTCGTGCATGAACTGAACCACAGCCAGAGCGTGTACCGCCGCGATTATGAGGATAAACACCGGGAACGTGGCAAGAAGCGGTTTCTCGGAAGCGAATTTAGAGGTGAACGATAAATGGGAGCGTTTATTGCAAGACAGCCTAATGGTTTGTTGTGCAGGTTTTCTTCGGTAGTTGATTGCATTACTGATTACAACATGACCGAAGAAGAATATATCGAGATGTGTGCTGAAAAGGCACGAAAAGAAGCACGAGATGTTCTTGACCATTATATTAAGCCGTTTGAAATGGTTGACAGGTGTTTCTTCCCGAACAACATGACAATCGAAGAACACAAGCGGATTATGAAGGAAATGGAAAAGCCTGTTGATAAAGCAACTCATATTCCATGAATTTAGAGGTGAACGAGGATGAAAAGAAAGTATAAGCCGGGCGGTTACATCATTTCACTTGATGACTTGATGAAGCAGGAGTTTGTTTACTGCGCCGGAAAACTTGTTCACAAAGGCTGGTTTGGTAGTTGGCAACTGCGCTATGCAAATAGCGAACTTGCTTGGCTGCGTATCAGAGAAGCCAAAAAAATCGAGGATAACGCATGAACACCGGCAAGCAGTTTGAAGCAGACTTCAAAGCATCTGTCCCGTCCAATGCGTGGTGCTACCGCCTGAAAGACAGTGCTGCCACCTACTACGGCGGAAACGAGAACCTGTCCTTTTCTATCGACAACATCTGCGACTTCCTTGTGTACCGTTACCCAATGAACCACCTGTTTGAGCTAAAAACCATCGAAACGCCCTCTATCCATCTGGAAAAGGTGTTCGGTAAGTACGACAAGGCAAAGTGCAAATACCGCAAGGAAAAGCACATCACGGACATGGTGGATGCAATGGGATACAGCGGTCAGACCGCCCATGTAATAGTCAATTACCGGGCAGTCAACCGCACCTTCGCAATCCCTGCCAGCAAAGTTCTGGCGTTCCGATACAATGAGAGCCGCAAGAGCATCCCTTGGCAGTGGGCAGAGCAAGAGGGGATAGAGATCGAAGCAAAAAGGCTGCGTGTCCATTGGCGGTATGACGTGGATGCACTGTTGAGAAGATTGGAGAAAGAAAATGCAACTGTCTGAAAAACAAGAATTGGTAAGGCTTCTGTGGCTGTACCAAAGCGAACTTCTTATGGAGAACGAAGAAAACCTTAGAAAGAAAATGAGAAGCAATGAAAGCCCGAAGAAGGTTGTCACAGATTATTCATACGGCGTAAAAGCTCAGTATGAACACGCAAGAATCATCATCAAGAAACTTTCTGTTGAAATCGGAAAAGACCTCAAGGCTAGTTGGGAGTTGTGGTGAAAATGAAAATGGTTTGCGATAGATGCGGTGAAGCGTTTCTGCTTTCCAACGATGTAAAATACATGACACCGTTTGATGACGAACTTGACCAATTTGAAAGCAATTCTATTGTAAAGTGTCTTGCTGGCGATGATAAAGGAATTTACTCGATAAGAGATGAAACCGTTGTCCTTTGCCCCTCTTGCATGGCAAAGCTGAACGACTGGCTGAAAGGAGAAAAAAAGTGAGCAGTCAGATGAATAAATTCGGAAACTGCCCTTTGTGTGGCAAACAAGTCAAGCCGACCAACCTCCGCAAAATCGCACGGCAAAACCAGTTGTACGGATTCCGCATGGCTCTGGATGGCGTTGCCGCCACATGGGGCGCGCTGATTCAGAACCTTCGGTGCGATGCAGACCTGACCGATGAACAGGTGCAGAAAATCATCCGCATTGGTGACAGGTACTGGGAGATGATTGGGCAGTTCAAGAACGAGGACATGACCCCTGACGAGTTTGCGGATTACATCACTGCAAAGTCAGAACAGGTTGAAAAAGAGCTGAGAGAAAGGTGGAGCTAACAATGCTTGAATTTGTAACCCGCTGGCTGGTCTGCTTAGCCCTGCTGGCGATAGTGGTTCAGTCTGAACGGACAATCAAGGACATGGCAAACAACCTGTTTGAAAAACGGCAGGCAATGCTTGTCTGGCTGTTTATAAACGTGTGTCTGGTCGTTTGCACGGCTGTTGTGATGGGGTGGATGTAAAAACATGAACAGATATGACATTGAAAAGAGGATGGAAAGAAGTCGCAGAATGTTTGCGATTTTTCAGGGAATTGTGATTGCTTTTATTGCAATCGTGGCAGTTTCGTCTATCGTACTTTCTATCTTTATGTATAAGGGCTTGTTTTCCGCAGATATTCCCGAATGGATGAAATGGGCGTTTGTATTTCTTGGGAGGTAAGTATGGACAACGAACTTTACTGCCCGATGAAGATGACCAGCAATCCGCTTGGTCGGTGCGTATGCGAGAAAGAAAAGTGCGCTTGGTGGCGGCAGTTGGACAACTGCTGTTCCGTCTGGCAAATTGCAACCGAGCTGGATAAAATCGAAACGAAAATGAAGAGGTGAAAACGTGAACGAATGGATTAGTGTTGACGATAGACTTCCTGATGTTCCGAAGGACGATTACATGAGCGATTATGTTCTCGCTTACGATAAAAAGGCTGGAATTTGGGTTGCATTTTTTTGTTCTAGCGGTTATTGGTGCGAAGCAAGGGAATGTGTGTCTTTTGAAAATGTCACCTATTGGATGCCGCTCCCAAAGCCACCGAAGGAGGATTGATACATGGCAACACCACCGAAGCGTGGTCGTGGCAGACCGCCGCTGACCGAAGCTGAAAAGAAAAAGCGTGAGAAGCGAGCGCAAAAGGCAAAAGAGCAAGCCGCTGCGAAGCGTGAAAAAGAGCGTGAGAAGAAGCGGATACAGAACCTCAACAAGAACAAGAGCATCCGATCACAGGTCAGTAAAAAGGTAAAGGAGCAACAGGCGTTGGCTATCGAGAAGCTGAAGATGATGAGCACAGGGGATTTGCAGTCAAGAATCGGCGATGAAGAGGACAAGAAAGTTGTCGGCATGATCGCAGCCAAGTATTTTGGCGACCTTCCGAGCGTGGACATGAACAACCCCATTGAAGTGCAGCAACGCCTTGACTTCTTCTTTGACGCTTGCATCGAAGCCAGAATCTCACCTGTGGTGGAATGGATTGCGTTAGTGCTGGGCATCGAATGGCCTAGCCTGAGACAGATTATGACAGGCAAACGCCGTGACGACAGCTTGCAGCAGAAGTACATTCTGAAGCTGATTCTGCAAATGCAGTCCATGTGGGCATACAACGGTATGTACGGTCAGGAGAATCCGGCAGAGTGGATTTTCCGAGCCAAGAACTACTTTGGTATGCGTGACAACGTGGAAGTCACCGTTGCACCGCCTGAACAGCCGTTGGGCGATGCCCAGAGCGCAGAGCAGTTGGCACAGAAGTACCAGACGGCTTTGCCGAAAGGGATTGACGTGGAATATAGAGAGGTGGCAATCGATGGAAAATAGCTATTGGTAGTAAGCCAAAAAACGTGAAGGCGTCAATACACAGAAAAGAAGGAGGATATTGTGGATAAATTTTTGTGCATCAATGATAACGGCTCATTTGAAAAAGGAGAAAATTATTTCGGGGAGGTTGAATTAGATGGTACTTTGGCGATAAATACGGATTTCTACGATGATGATTACGGAGAATGGCATTATCTTCCGTGCGGCAAATGGAAAGAATTCTTTAAACAAACGGAATCTTAATTTTTCACGGCGATAATATGACGAAATAAGGATCGTATCGAAGCATTGATGGCCAAGATGCAGAAGAAATTTGGCAAAAGGAGCAACTAATGCAAACTGACAGAGGAATCTACCACAAGCGAGTATGCGACCGCTGCGGAGCGGTACAGGGCGGCAGAATGATGAACCCTGACGAATATTTCAATGGCTGGGCGTGGCGCAGGGACACAGGCGACCTATGCCCGGAGTGCTACGAGGAGTATAAGCGAGTGATCGGGCGGTTCAATGCCAACAGAAGGAGAAAGAAAGGGCAGATATAATGAAAAAGTGTGCTCTTTACAGGTGCAAACAGTGCTTTGCTACCATGACAGACGAAGGCGATGTCAGAATCGATAAAGACATCGTTGATTGGATGTTTGAAAACGAAATGGAAGAAAGCAAAATTGGCTTTATCGCAAAATTCAAAATAAGCGATAAAGTCCTCATCCATCGTTGCGCCAATAACACTGTTGGTTTATGCGAGTTTATCGGATGGAAGGAGATAGAGGAATGAACTTCTACTGCACCACCGAACATTGCTCTTGCATGGGCATCAAGCAGTTCTCTGCTGGTAAGGATATTCGCTGCACAGCAGAATCATGCAAGAACAAATCTGAACCTTTCTGTGGCTCTTGCAAATGGTACGCAGAGCCGGAGGGCGTGTGTGTGAACGACCAGTCAGAACGCGTTGCAGACTTCGTGTGGGATGAACGTGGATGCAAGGAATGGGAGAAAAGAGAAAATGACAGCTAAAGAAACATTCGCCATATTTGTTTTGGGGTCGCTCATAACATTCTTGGTTGGAGCCTTTGTCACGATTTTTGAAATGTTTCTTTGGGATATGACCGATGACATTTCGCTTGGATGGTCGTGGAAGCATCCAGAACGTTCAACAATTATTCATGCAATGATAGTGGCAGCTATTAACGCGACTGTCTTTGGCGGTGGTCTTTTAGCTGTATGGCTGGCGAAAGGATGAAAAAAATGAGCTATGATATTTCACTGTGCGACCCTGTAACGCATAAACCGCTCAAAGCAGATAGTACGCATTTTATCGCAGGTGGTATGCGCGCTATGGGAGGTACAAAAGAACTATGGCTCAACGTCACCTATAATTACGGTCACTTCTATTATCGGCCAGAAGTGTTTGGTGAGGGCGGCATCCGTTCCATCTACGGCAAAACAGGCGCAGAAAGCATTCCGATGCTGGAAAAGGCCATCTCCGCACTAGGTGACGATGTAGACGATAGCGACTACTGGAACGCCACAGAAGGCAATGCAAAACGTGCGCTGTACGGACTGTTGGCATTTGCAAAGATGCGGCCTGACGGTGTATGGGACGGAGATTGAAGGGAAAAAGGGAAATGGGAGCCAGACTGATTGATGCCAATGCACTACGGAAGCGCATTGAAGAATGGATGCAGGAATTAGAGAAAGAGTTTACTGTCGAGTACGCTTACATGGGCTATGCGCTAGACGATGTGCTTGACTACATCGACACTGCGCCAACAATCGAGGTGAAAGACAATGGCTAATTATCCAGAATATCTTGAACGAAACGCACTTATTGAAAGAATCGAGAAAGCATATTGCGATGGCTGCGAGAACTACAATGGAGTTAGATGCCGTGCTTGCGGCATTGGCGATGCCATTGACGTTGTGGAAGATGCCCCGACAGCCTTAGAGCGTACCGCTGAATGGATTGTGCAAGACGAAGATAAGACGAGGTTCATGTGCAGTAATTGCCATGCAAGAAACAACCGAGACCGCTACAACTACTGCCCGAACTGTGGTTCTTTGATGGAGAACAGGTTATGAGTAACACACTTTGGCATCCAGCAAGCGAACAGCCACGAGAGCGGACGCAGCCTTTGTTGCTTGCGACTAAGACAACGTGGCGTGATAAAAATGGAAAAATGTTGCATGGAATCTCGCCAACAGCGTACTTTCTTGGCTGTTACGCAGACGGTCAGTTCTGGGACGAGATAGGAGAGAGACTGCCGGAAGATGTGACGGTGACGCATTGGATGGCGTTTCCGATGGTGTAGGAGGGCTTATGGAAAAGAATGTCGTTGTTACGCAAGATATGGTTGACGAATTCACGGAGGAAATGCAGGAAGCATACAAAAAGTACGGTGATGATGAAGAAATCGTTCACAGCATGATGGACGGCATCATGTGTGAAACCTTAGAAAAGCTGGGATTTGCAGAAGGTGTGGGAATCTTTAACGAAACACCGAAATGGTATGCGTAAGGAGCAGTAAATATGACGAACAAGAAGTTTGGAATCATCGTTATGGACTTGAGCCTTTTTGATTTCGGGCCGAAGCCGCCTTGTGGGTACATCAAGGCAAAACATATTCGCCCAGCGTACGGCAAAGGCGCAAGGCCTGTCAAGGCGCATAAGCGAATCACAAGAACAAGAGAGGGATTTAGAAAATGACAGAACTCAAGAGATGCCCGTTCTGCGGTGCGGAACCGCCGACTGTAAAAGTGCTTCATCCACTTGACATTAACATGGCTAATTGGGTAGTCTGCGGGAAATGCGGGGTGAGCACTTCTGTAATATTTGGCAAGGAAAAAGCCATCGAAGCATGGAACAAACGCTACAAAGAGGATTGAGCATGGACAAAAAACGAGACAGCTTTACATTCCAACGATACTACTTTGAAGCCATCTCCACACTTAAAAGTAAAGAGAAGCTGGAACTCTACGATGCAATCTGTGCATACGTTTTTGAAGAAAAAGACGCAACTTTGAACTCAAAAAAGGCAGAATCTTGTTTCATTTTGATTAAGCATCTGCTCAATGAAGAGTCAAAAAGAAGCGATATTGCGTCAAAAGGATGGTCTACACGAAAGTCATCTCATCCTCATATCATAAATGAGATGAAAGTCAGCTCATCTATGAGTTCAAAGTCAGATGACGATGAACTCACTATATCAACTGACAGTCAGACGAACGTCAAGACCTTGCCGGAGAGTGCAGTCAAGAAGAAACCTGACATCTTCTCCGACTTTGCTCATGGCGATAAAGCCCTGTTGGAATCCCTGCGAGAGTTCGCACAGATGCGTACAAGAATCAAAAAGCCTATGACAGACCGGGCAAAACAGATGCTCTGCAACAAGCTGGAAAAGTTTGATCGGCATGACTGGAAAGCCATACTTGACCAGAGTATCTATGCAGGATGGCAGGACATTTACGCATTGAAACAGGATGACCAGTACGAGCAAAGTACGGAGATGGAGTTTCCTAGACTATGACAATGGACGTTCAAACGGTATTTATCGGTGCGCTGATGCTCTGCAAGCCGGGCGTTGTGGATGAAACCATACCAGACCTTGAACTTGACTTGTTCAGACCTGAGCTGAGAGATGCTTTTGCGGCTGTTCAGGGATATTGGACGGCTAGGGGTAAGATAGATATAGTCGAGATAAACACGCAGCATCCAGACGTAGCGCAGACGCTATTGGCGTGTGTACAAACCTGTGAATCAGAGTGTGTACGAATCGACAGGGAGCAGATGCAGCGTTGGGCACAACTTATCAGAGAACAATCTGCACTCACTCGTGTGCAAGGCCTGGCATTTCAGATGACCAGCGAGTTTACCGATTATTCTGATCTATCAGACATTTACCAGAAGATGGGCGAAGCAATGAGCCTGAAAGCTGAGGAAGAAGATGCGTGGACATACGAGGATGTGCTGAACGACTATGTGCTTCACATGGACGAGAAGCCTGTGTACATCAAGACAGGCCTAGAGCGTCTGGATGAAGCGCTGCACATCTCACCGGGTGATTTCATCATCATCGGCGGCAGACCGTCTGCGGGCAAAACAGCCCTGTCCTTGCAAATAGCAGCAAGCATGGCAAAGCAGGACTACACCGTGTACTATTTCAGCCTGGAAACCAGCAAACGCAAGCTGGGCGCACGTCTGATGGCCAATCAAATATACTGCCCTCTGGACACGGTGAAAAATAAGGCGGTCAGCTTGAATGAGATTGACGGACAGGCAAAAAACATGAAGATGCCCTTATATATCCGCTCCGCTGCCGGGAAGAACGTGGCGTGGATGAAGGCTCAGGCTCTCCGTAAAAAGGCTCAGGTCATCTTCGTAGACTATCTTCAACTCATCCACGAAACGGGCGCAAAGGACAGATATGCCGCCATTACAGCTATATCCATTGCCTTACACGAGCTGGCGCAGACCACAGGCATTGTCGTGGTGGCACTGGCACAGCTCAATCGAAACCCATCCAAGCCCGGAGCAACGCCTACCAACTCCGACTTGCGAGAGAGCGGACAGATTGAACAGGACGCAGATGC